AAAAAGTGCATGAAATTACACTTTCATACAAAAAGTTAAATTTTATTTTTAATGACTTTGACAACTAGACCAGTCTTCATATCTACAACATATTTCATATTCCCACTCCTTATATACAAAACAAAAAAAGCCACTCTATATGAGAGTGACCTTTAACAAATTTTTTGCGTGTTTAATTTTATCCATTCAGCTAAATTTTCAATATCAATTTTCTTGGTAGCAACATCAATTGTTATCTCATACAACTCGTCATCGTCTGCTATTAATTCGTAACCATTTAAATAGAGAAAAGTATATGTACAAAGAACAGCAGTTCTTTTATTACAATCATTGAAACAATGCGCCAAAATTATTCCGTGCATCAAAACTGCCGCTTTCATAAATAGACCGGGGTACTGCTCTTCTCCGAAATATTCACTGAACGGCTTTTCGGATAAAAAGTCAATATAACCCCGGTCTTTAATACCAGACAAACCACCAGTTGTGGATAATTCTTCATCGTGAATTGCAATAATTTGTTCTGGAGTTAATTTTACATACATTAATTTTTCGCCAACTTATCCAATGTTTTTCTATATTTTTTCATACCGAGTTTAGCGACATTCGTTACTGTTTCATTGCTTACCGTAATAGTTTTTTTAAGTTCTTTTTTGTTGGCGATCATTTTCTTCTCCTCCTTATCCTTCTTTCCCATAAAATACCTCCTAGATTTTTAGGTTTGGATCTAGAAAATATTTATGGGAAAATATTATAAAATAGAACCGATCACTTGAAAATCGTACTTCGGAAGATGAAACTCTTTTGATCACACTATAACATTTTTCGAGAAGGAAGATCAAGATTTTGCACATATTTTCCTAAAAATCATTAGATAGAGGCCGGCCATCATGACCAGCCTCTATTTTAATTGCGCGGTTTTAGAACATACCTTTTGTATCGATATAAAACGAAAATCCCTTACCATTAATAAGCAAGTGGAACAATAGATTCTCAGTACCCGCATCCACTTTTCCTTTTCTAATCGTCCCGGTTACAGTTGTTCCAGCTTTTACGGGGGAAGAGAATTCGTTCTTTTCTCCTATTGTTCCATAGGTTTTATATTCTTTACCCGGAATATTATAATTAGCACCAAGAACGTTTGATCCATAGTTAACCTGAAGATCCTTATCAGAATTATTCACAATCGTCACATTAAAGTCAGTCGAATACTCCCCAAGAGAAACCGAATTAACTGTTACCGAAACATCATCATGAGTAACTGTAATAGGAAGTTTCTTGAACTCAAATCTTGGTTTATCTGTTGTTGTGTTTGTCGATGTGTCTGTTGTACTTGAAGAATTATTTTGATCAACAGTACCTATACTATCCAATGAAACAACACCGCCTTTGTAATCAACCCTATATCCCGTAATAGTTCCAATATCACGCACAGGCAAATATGTCTTGTTGTTAATGACAACTGGTTTTTCTGACAATGTTTTTTCTTGTCCATTTACTACAATTTTTAGGTTAGTTACTGTAGCTGTTAGATTGCTTGCCGCATATGAAACTCCACTGAAAAATACGGCTCCACAAAGAAAAGCAGTAAGTAGTTTAAGTTTCTGATTCATTATGATTCCTCCGTAGCCATTATTTCCCGCATGTGTAAAATGACATGCTAACCCCTCCCATCATCAACAAGGGGTATCTATCCGCTTCTGCCCTCCTCATAATCCCATCGAACTATGTAGATTAATCAAATAGTACAAACGACACCCCGAATATACCACAATTCCCTAAATTGTGGCAATATCTAAGCCAACTAATACGTAATTTATCGGCTTTTCTGACCACAATCTACATTAGGAAGTGGTCATAAATGGCTGCTGGACAAGATCAGGCCGCATACACCCATAAAAATGAAGCCAGAACCGCCAAAACAGTATAAAATGGCGCAATGGCGGTTCAAAGGCTTTTTTAAAATTTATATATATAATTTAGTACCTGGTACTAAATCCCATTGTAACAGGCGCGATTTTCGGGACATAATACTTTAGTACACTAAAGCGTTAAAGTGTTAAAGTATTAGTTAATTGTCACCTGAATTAATATCGGATACTTTGCTATCCCCATTAATCTTGCCCATCTCACCTGCAACATCCGTCACGTATGGATTCCGTTCAACCGCGCTTTCAAGACTAATCAGATTAGCCGCTCTCAATGCCGTAATGTTCTCCACGATCTCCTTGTCATTGCTCGGCCTTGCATAATGGAACACAATCCCAAGCGTATCATACTCATCGTCTGTAAACGTCACGCCCTTAAACTCAAGCAATTTCCTGATTATATCAAATCGCTGTTCCATGCCTTCCCTTAAAAACTTCGCATTTTGCGCAGCCTTCATATCAGCGAGACTAAACAACAATCGAATGCTTACCTCTGACAAGTTGCTAATATCCGTTTTGCTCATACTCACTGCCGGAACATGTCCAATATCAAGTAGGGCACTCGTTAATGTCTTGTACAATGTCTCAAAAGCCTGATGATCAAATTGATTCCTAGAAAAGAAAAAGTCAGCATCGTGGTCAATAACTATACCACCGCCAACTAGATCCTTTGGTAATCCATCGCCTTTTAGCTGTTGCCCCTTCAAAACCGGAATACCTGTTATAAAATGGTAAAACCCATCTGTTGCCTTGCTAATCAAATCTTCCATATTGTCCAAAATCGGCAATATATCCAGCAAATCCGATCTTCCAAGAACGTCAATCTCATTTTGATTGCGATACAATACAGGCAAGCCGCCAAGATTATTAAATTGCCCAATCATGCGTAACTCGCCACCGTCATCTGTCCACTGCTCTACCTTGTCCGGTTGATAGATATTGTAGTAAGTCACATTGTCGATCGTCCATGTCTCAATTAATGATACATAATTCCCCTGTGCATCAAAGACAGGGTAGCAATCAGCAGGATCGAGGACTTTTGACTTGATATTATTGTCACTACCCAAATAAACATACTCTGCGCAAAAACCGTATTTGCTCATCTTGTCCATCACATCATAATCTACGCTATTGTATTTGCCTCTCTTATAAATCCGCTTGTATTGCTCTGTAACTTTATCGTTCCCCGTTAATGTAATCGGATTGCTAACGACGTAACCAATGCCGTAATCCAAAATCACTTTAGCGTATTGAAGCACGATCTTTCGCGGCTCATAAGTCTGACCGTTAAATTGGTAGCTTGGCTTGCCTAAAATCTTATGCTTGCCGCTTAAATACTCTTTAATGTCTAGAATCTCATTGACACGTTGCCAATGATAAGGTTTATTAATTTCTTCCAAGAACCAAGTATTTTCCATCTATTCATACCTCCACGTAGTATTTTCCTGATTTCATGGCTACAATTGCCAGCATAAAGCTAATAACCAGATCGTCATGAAGCGTTTTACTCTTGTTTTCTAGCTTACCTTCCTTGTCCACGAACGTTTGCATCTGCTTCAACGTCTCTTTGCATTCGATATTGACTAACCCACATTCAAACATTTCTTTAGCATCCAAAACCGCTTGTTGCTTCGTTACTGTGTTGTTGTTCCAACCAAGCCTTAGCCGCTCTTTCCCTTTATCGAAGTGCTTCATCTTGAATAGATTAAGATAAGGATTCTCGCACTCACGCAAACGTTCCAACAATGCCGTTCCGTATCCGTTCCGTTCGATGCACAAATAGGCGTAATTAAAAAATAGTCCGATCTCTCGGACGATTTCAGCGAATTTATATACTGGAATATCATTTCGATAGAATGAAACGTATTGCTGACCATCTGCCCCGAAAATGCTAATGGTCGAGTAGTCATTCCCATTCCCGCTTGCTACGTCAATCCCTGCAAACATTCGCATTCGCGGTTTTGGCAATTGGAATATATCCAACCCTTTGCCTATATATTGTTTAAGCGTATCAGGCAAGTCGAATAGTTCATCTTTTGATAGTGGCGGCGATATGTAATTAATTTGCTCGGCAATTTTCGTCTGGTCAAATACGGATTGACCCGTATTGATAAACGCCTGAATGTCCGTTGCCGGATACTCTTGATAAAATTGATTTTTGCTTTTATCTTGCAACATATACTCCCGCCACATCAGCATATTTAAACTGCAACCAGCTTCAAAAAGCTGTTTCTGCTCCTTGTCTGTTAAATCTTTCGCACTTAAACGCTTTCCTTTGTTATTCGCCTTGTACCATGTCACCGCTTCCTGAATGTCAAAAGCAAATTGCTTTTCGTAAGCTGAAGAATAAAATGGAAAGAAAAACGCCTTGTATTTGCTTTGTCCCTTAGATGCTCGATCGTACATCACTTGGAAATCATTAAAGCCGTTAGCCGTTGTTTCCAAGACAATCCTTGATCGCTCTGTTTTCATTAGCGCCGGTTCCAATGAAAGCAATACGCCGTTTAAATCGTTATAAAATGCTGCCTCGGACAGCAACACATACATTAATGTCATGCCGCGTCCTAAATCTTTGTTTCCTGTTGTCGTGCTGACGATCCGTGAACCATTGTCAAAGACGATTTCATCCCGATTTTCTCTCTTCAACTCCGGGAACGTGTCAGGATATTTGCTTCTCGGAATGTTCCGATTCATTCGTTTTATCTTTTCAAACAAGTCTTTTGCGCTCTCACCCTTGTAACTTACAATCAGATAATTGGTATTAGGATTCGTTAAAGCCATCCACAAACAATACGCCAAACTCATTACCGTAAATCCCAACTGGCGCGGCTTGAGGATGATATTGTATTTACCCGCATTGTAGATAAAGTACCGTTGTTGCTCATTTAATTCAAACGGGATTAATTCCCCGTTATTATCCACAATTTTTATAAAATTTTTTGAAAACAAATAAAAATCACTCATGACTTTTTGGATCTTTTGCTTTTTTGTTAATGGCAACCTAGCCATCTCATCACCCTCTTAAATCTAAATCATCATCATCGTCGTCTGTGGCATCTGCTTTAAATCCTTTTGCCGCATCCTTGGCGTATCCCTTTAAATCCTTGCCTAATTGCAACAATAGTTTAACGCTCTTCTCGTCTCCGTCCCGCGCTTTTGCGGATAGAGTATTGTAAATTTCCTCCAAATCATTGTCGAATCTTGTCTCAAGAAAAATAGCGACCAATCGCCGGTAATCCTCTGTTTTTTCCCACTTTAAATACCCATTAAGGGTTTGTGCGCCAACATATCGTAAGAACTCTTGCTCTGTTTTCGGCGGTTTTGTCTGATCCCAGTTAATCCCATGTTTCCAACAAAAATAAATCCGCTTTTTATCCGGCACATATTTCAACGCTTCGTAAATGTTCATCTTTTTGCCCTCCTTGTCATGTATCCCCTTTGGATTGCTGACCATCTAAACTTTTTATCAAAATATTTCGGCATTTCCTGATTGTCAAACGTACATTCGTATTTCGCGATCCCATCATTTAAATTGACAAATACCAACTCGCCAATCATGTCGTCGTATCTAAACACTGTCCAAGCATCCTCATGAACGTCAAGAATCGTATCCTCAATCAGTCGTTCCCATTCTTCTCTTGTTTTCGGCTTGTATTTATTGATATTATGTTTAAACGCTTGTTGTAGTTGTTTAATATTGTAGTTCGTCGCGATTTGCTTTGCTTTTTCAATCATCATTTTTACCTCCATCTTAAAGTTGTACGATTTGGGGTATAAGACATAATTTATTTTATTTAAGCGCCAGCATAACGCCTTTAACGCCTTTGATCTCAAAGGGTTTAAACATATAAAGCACAAAATATATAAATGCAAACAAGATGCCAATTAACCAATCAGACTTTGATATTGGCGTCTTGGTAATAATTTTTTTAGTTCTTTTTCCGAAAAGAAGAACTTTAAACAAATATTAAAATTGTCTATTCGGTCAGTTTTAAACTGATTTCCCTGTATCAGCTCTGGGCCAATTGTCCCTAAGCTGATCCGATATAGATTAGGTAACTTTTTTAACCCTTTTTTAGCTGCTCTATTGTGCGCGACTATCTCAATGACTCCAAGTTCGGCCAATTTATTTATTTGACGTTGAACTGTATTATCATCAAGCCCCGTTGCTTCCTGCAAATGTTTAAAAGTCATATAAAAAACGCCCTGCGCGTTCGCATGACGTTTCGAGTGAACAAGCATCGCATATGTAATTAGTTTCTGATTCTTCTCCGGACAATTTTCGATAATCCATTTGATTTCCTCGTATGTAACGGTTAAATCCTTGTTACTGGCCGATAGATTATAATTTTTCTTGAACATCGTTTTAACTGTAGCATCAATCTCTTTATAGCATTGTTCTAATGGCGTCGAATATAAATCGGCATTTTGCCGATCCATCCAGTCATACAGTTCTTGTTTGACTTGCTCGGCGTCCAATCCCTGATATTTTAAGTACAGGCCAACCAAAAATATTGAATTATTCCGGCTTCCCGGCGCTTTTAGACCGTTAAAAAATAAATCCTTTGCGCGGTCAATGCTGTAATCCTCTGACTGATTGTAATTATCCAGCATCCTGTGCTGGCTAATTATGTTCTCCGTTCGAGGAACTTCGATTTTGGCATTTTTGATTTCCGCTTCCTGTTCCTGAAGTAAATCCAGGACAAGTTGCTTGCTTGTCCTCTGAATGCTCATAAGATAATCTTCGGATTTTTTTTTGCTCATCACCCTTAATCCGTTCTCAATCAAGCAAAAACCGCAATATTTTTTTGTTTTTTGATGCCTCCCGAGGGGCAATTTTACCCCCTGCCCCGATGTTGGCCGAAACTCAACTTTGCTGCCGTCAGCAAAATATTGTTTTATATCCGCCAGATTGATAATATAATCAAACAATTTTTTTGCGTGGTCAATTTGGATGTAATCGTCAAAAAATAAATCGATATGATACCCTTTGTTGCCGCTAAAACTTATGTAATGATTGGTCAGCCCTGATAAACAAAGAGAATCTACTATATTGTATGTAATCCATTTCGCCATTTTGCGGCTTTGAAAATCAACGTCAAAAGTCATAAACTTTGTCATGACTTTCCCGCCAAACGTGCCGACCGTAAATTCTCCGCTTAGGTGCTTTTGAAAGTGCCAATCCATTAGTGGCTTTGTTTTCTTATTGTTTTTTACCTCTCCCCTTGTGTAAGTTCGATAGCCGATTGGCTCAGGATACTGGATGAGATAATGCCCGAACTGGATTATGTAAAGTTCTTTTATTTTTTGAATGATTTTTTCATTTCTGTCTTCGATACTAACAACTCCCCTAGTTTCTCGCTACATCAATCCCATTGTTCGCGCATCATTTCGTCATCCTTTTGTCATCTGCCATCTATCCAATGAATACTTTTGCTTTCTCTTTTCGGTCTCCCATGGAACTACCACGCTGGAAAGTTCATTTGTCTGAAGGTATTTCCAGTATCTTTCGTTTGTTGATGGATTAATTCCAGTTTCCAGATACTTAAATCCTAACTCATCCAACTTTTGCATCAATGCTTCGTCCGTTATATAATTATATTTTTCTTCTCTGCTATTTTGAAAAATTCGATTACTCAAAATTGTATTCAACTCCGTTTAAATAAATTTTTCCAATGGCATTAATTTCGATGTCGCCGTTAGATTTTAACTTTATGTACGAACCATTGTCGTGACCTATGACAATATCTCCTGTCTCGGTTGACAGTTCTACGCCATCATCTTGCAAAATCAAGCGGCGTTCCTTCGCATAATTTGAGTTTCGATAGATTATTTCAAAAATTCCTTCGAGTTTTCGTTCAACTGCTACACCTGAGATAGGCTGACCTGATGGAGATACAATAACCCCATCCCCTTGTGCAAGTCGTATCTTTTGCTGTTTCGGCATTCTCCTGATTGGACGTTTGTCATTTATTTTAGCCGTTCGTTTAAAGATATTTGCTTCGTCAACAAAAACGATTGTTAAATTGCCCCCGCACGTCTCATTTGCGGCCTCGGAAAAAGCTTCTGCGAACATGTTTAACACATCAAATTTTCCGGGTTTTCGCAGTTCCCGATCAATTATTGGATGAATAATTTTTGCCCCTGAACCAATACCAAATACAAAAATTTCATCATCGGAAGCAAAAACTTTACGTTCAAATTTGTTCTCACTGTCGTAGTAGGCGATCCTCCACAACCCTTGATCCTCAAATGGGATGACCAGTTGCAACGCATATTTAATATTTGATATGTCTGGGTATTTTTCGGCATATTTACGATAGGTTGAATTTAGAATCTGCACTACTTCATCGTGTCCAAAGTCTCGCATTTGGAGAAGTATGTTTGCCACTTCTTGGGACATGTCAATGACGCCTGAGCAGTAAAAAAAGAATCCGTCATCCTCTCGAAAGTAAAGCTTGGTTGCATCGTCATCAACCTGAAATGGGATATTGTTAATCAAGGTACAAACCCTGCTATCTGCCGCCATAATTAACCCTTTGCCTTTGTTAACAAAACTAGCGATACAAACACTCATTTACTTTTCCTCCGCTCCTTCGATGAATTTTCGATATTTTGTAACCAATTGCTGATCCCAATGTACTTTGCCATCTTCGTAAAGGCTAACGTAACTTGCACTGATTCCCAAATATGCCGCGACATCTTTTTGCTTGATTTTTTTCGCGATTCGTTTTAATTTCCATGTGATTAAGTCATTCATGCCCATAAACTTCTTTCCCTCCAATCCTCCAGTCTTAAATTACTTTAAAGATGTACCAAAAAGAAGAAGCCGCAAACGCGACTCCTTCTAGGTTTATTAGCATTAAACGCTAAGCTGTGCTACTGCCTTTTTGCTGCCAACCCTAAGCGTTGCTTCAGCAACTACCTCACCGCTGACCGCATCCCCTGTTTTTGCCAATGGCTCAAACACCGGTTGGCGTAGATAATCCAATGAGATAAAATCAGGCGCAAATGCGGTAATTTTATCTGGTGAAGCGTACCGAGATAAGAGGAAAAATACTGTCCCGTAGTTTGTCCTAACCCCATCAACAACAAGGCCAAAGACATTGTTTTGATGGATGTAGCTGTAACTGTCTTTGTAAATCTTATCGATTTGCTCTTTAAGATCGGCATTGACGAGCGCGAAAAACTGACCAGTCGGAATGCCTTGCGCCCAAAAGCATTTGGCGAGTGCCTTAATGTCATCCTCAACAATCTGGGTGGGCGTTGCAGCGTTGATTTTGTTGTTGTCATCCGCCCACTGTTCGATGCCGTCAAGTTGCCGGATGAACGGACTAGCAGACCCATCGTTGCGAACGCCAGTTGTAATGCTCTTCTCAATACCTTGTTTGACTTCAATCAGACGATCAGCAATTTCTTGGCTCAGCGTTGTAGATTGCATCGCTAAGGCTGTGCCGCTTACTTCGGCTGCTCGTTGCCAGATTTGACATACGTTGTTTAGTTCGGCTCGACCTGATTGGTAAACCGTCGGATTTTTATTTCCTTCAATCACACCTTGCCCGATGTCTTCGGCGTTAAAACTACGTTCCCGCCAACTGTGGAGAGGCGCGGACGCTTTGCCTGTTAGACCCCTTGCAAGTAGCATGGAAAGGAATGGCGTATCGTTGGCGTCTCCCACTTTGTAAATTTCGCGTGCTAGGCTAATCGCTTCGTGTTGTGTAAAATCAGTCGATTTAAACATATGATCTCTCCTTTTATTTGTAAAGTTTAGATAGCTTTGACTCGATCATGCCGATTACATCACCTTTAGCTTCTGCCGCTGTATACGCATCAGTCTGCCGGTGATTATCCGGTTTAAATGATGAGTCAATGCTTCGTTTTTTTAGCACTTCTTGAAGTTTTGCAACTTTCGCTTGTAGTTCACTTTCGTCTGAAACGGAAACAAATTCAGCAAAATCCTCTGCGCCCATTTGTTGGAGACTGGACACAACCTTTTGTTGTAAAAGTTCAGCCTTAAGACGCTTGATTTCTTTTTCTGCGTCCGTTTCATTCTTTGGCTTGTATTGCCGTAGTTGCTCAACTTCGGCCTTAATGGGATTGAGGATTTCGGTTTCCCATTTTTGTTTTGCTTCGGCTAGCATTTGGTTAACTTGATCTTCCGTAAAAGTTTTTTCTGACAAATCTCAACACCTCTCCTGGATTTTTTTGTTTTTCCTCTCTTGGATTAAATTTCTTTAACAATAAATAAAAAGAATCCCTCGACGGAAAGATCGAAGGAGTTACCAATGGAAAAATATAAAAAATGCTAAATAAAGTTGAAGGCAAAAGCCTTCACAATATATAGTGACCACTTTTCATTTTCCGACATTCTTTTTAAAATATTTCGCAATTTTCTTCGAAATGGTAGTTTTTAGGGTTCTCATCATTCTTTCGGTCGTTGTGTCCAACATACCTTTTAGCAATTCCATTACCTCTTTTTTGTCGCTTGTTCTCGTCAAAAAAATCGAAAGTATCAGACGATGATTTTTTGACAATTTTACGTTGTGTACGTGCATTAAAAACTCAATAAGTATGTTGTAAATGGGACTGTCAGGCTTGTCGTGATACTTGACATATAAATCATAAAAATTTTCAATCAACGCTTTAATATGAACAGGGTTCGTAAAATCAAAAATGTCTAAAATTGCGTGTTGCAAATACTCTTGATGATTGTCACCATCAAACCTGTTTACTCCTTCGATCTCACTTCGACCAACATTCGGACTTTGGGCAAGTGCATTTAATTTGTATTTTAAATCAGATATGATTTCATTAAGTTTGATGATTGTTTTTTTGTCCAAGTTACGCTTTTTTTCAAAAACTAATTGCTGGACATTTAAAATTTGATCGAAAATATCTTTTTGCTCATCGTCCAGTTGCTCATATGGCACGCGCAGACGATTAAGTTTTTGCCATGATATGGTATCTTTTTTGTTGGCCTTTTGTGGTATATAGTATATTTCTTGTAACCAATATTCAAATTCGTTTATGCTTTTAAATATGTAATCAAGGGAAAAGTTTTCGTCCATATTTTTTTCGTTTATGTAATTTTGGGGAAAGGTCATCCTCCGTCTGTATTCATCTTCGGCATAATCCGTTAAGATCCCATGATTTTTATTTTCGCCTTTTTTGCCCTTTTCCTGACGCAATAAGTAATTAGAAATGATGTTTAAAATGTCAGCAATACTTTTTTGATTGGATTTTTGATTTGTTTTAACAAAAACCGTACCATATGTAGAAAGGTAATCAACAAACCAATCTAATACAACAACGCCATCATATCTTGAAACTGATTGATCGTTAAACAATCTAATGTCGCCAAATGTCGTTGTACCATCAAACAATCGTTCAGCATGTTTTAACCGTGCGGCGGTTGTCGGAAAGTTATTGAAAATCAGGTACTTGTTGATTCGATCAAAGACAAAATTTAAAGGTGCTAGGTCAGTTTCCATCATATTTAATGTATTCTCGTCCCCTTTTTGATTTGTTTAAAATTAGGATGGTCATTTTAGACACTCCTTTGCGCTTGATTGGCGCATGATTTGGATTAAAAAATTAAGTGGATAAGCGAGTTTTTCCCGCTTATCTAGAATCTTCTTTGAGTAGAATCTTCTTTGAGAAAGTCCCATCTTGTTCTGATTTCTTGTTTTAATTCGCTAAAAATTTCCTCACTGTATTGAGGGTATCCGTGTTCTTCTTCTATTTTTGCTTCTTCATCGAGAAAAGCAATGACAACATTTTCAAGATCATTCAAAGTGATTGCGTCAAGAAGCAATTCACAAAATTGCCAATACTTAATCCTTGCAGTTTGTTCTTCTTTCAAATGTCCCAAAAGTTCATCGATAATTTCATTTTGTTTTTCAATTACTTTTTTACTTTTCAAATTCAGGCTTTCCAATTTATTATCGTAAGACCTTTGGTATTTAGCTTGCAGATGTTTTTTTAAAGCACGACGTTTGTTTGTTAAATCCTCAAAATTGTAGATTTTCAATGACACTACTCCTCCTCGTTAAGTTTTTTAAAGCCACAAGCAACAAAATAAGCAACAAACGACACAGGCAACTTTTGTTTGTTTGTTTGATAATCACCCCCTTTAATGTGCGTATTAAATAAATTTAATGAAGGATAAACTTGTTTTCTGCGAATCGCATCAAATCCCAAAAAATATCATCAGAATTAGGACTGCCGGAAAAATATTTACAAAACTCCTTCAAATCATCGTCATTTTGGATGAACTCGTTTGCCAAGACGATTGCCGCTTCCCATTTGGTTCCAGCGCACATGAGATGTACCCATTTGATAAAATTGACCTTGCTTTCCCCAAAATTAAAAATGATGTCCTCAAACTCTTTTTCGTCGTCCGGATTAAAGGTGATTGATACGTTGATTGTTTGCATTGGTTCATTCTCCCTTTCGTTTTGGTTTTATGAATCGCTGATGGTTAGTCAGCGGGTTCATCATCGTCATCGTCATATTCGTAGTGTTCAGAAATTTCAAATTCAAGTTCCTTGCAAATGTCATATAGTTTATCTTCGTTAATTGCATTTTCCAACAATTCAGTAACCTTGTTTATTACTCTAAAAATTGATTCTTTGTCTGATAAATCTAATCCTGTATTTTTTAAAAACGATTCAACTCGTGATAGTAATGAAAGATAATTTTGAGCAATCTCTCGTTTTGTTGTGTGAAGTTCATCTTCTGCACCAGCATAGTCTAAATCGACCTCAGAGATTCTTGGGGTAGAAGAATTAATTAAATTAAAAGTACCAGCCAACTGACCATACTGTTTGGTTAATTCTGCAACATCATCTGATGATTTTTCGAAAGGAACATTTCCTAAGTATTGAATACTTATCTTTAGCTGTTCGCGAATATCTAATTCTTTTTGAAACAAATATTCTGGAAGTTTAAAATACTCCGACAGAAAAAATACCCATTTTTGGGGGATATTCCTTTTTCCCTTTAACCACATAGAGATATTCGCTTTATCAATACCAAGAAGTAAGGCTATATCTTTAAATTCGTATTCAAAGGTTTTTACTATATATTCAAGACCTATCATTTTTTATCTCGCCACCATACTGTTTAACTGTTAACTAGTAATTTTAATTTAATACAAAGAACCAAGAATGTCAACAGTTAAACAAATTCCCCTCCTCAACTTTAGGGAAGGGAAATTTGTTTTTTTACCGATACTTCTCCAGAATCATTTCCCTCTCCACTCTAAGACGCTCAATTTCGGCTTCTAGGGCATCTTTACCCATGGTCTGGGCAATTAGTCCAGTTAGTTGTTTAACGGCTTTAAGATGCCGTTTTGCAAGCGACAGCATCATGTCGGCGTCTTTGTCGGACATGAGCATGATGATTTGGCGGTCGGTAAGTTTGGTCATCGTGACAGCCTCCTTAAATGTCCATGTGAGATAGCGGCGAGAATTTGGCGTGTTGGCGGGATATTTCGTCATCCGTCAAATCCATGTATGCCTTCTGCGTAATATCCACCGAGCTATGCCCCAATATTTTACAAAGACTGAACCAATCCCCACCATTCAGAATGTAATACTTGGCAAAGTTATTCCGCAGTTGATGGGGATGGATTTCAACGCCTACACGCTTTCCGGCATCCTTTAACGCCTTCTCGTAGTTGCGGACATCTAGCTGTGTCCCTCTCGTCGTCGGAAACAAATATGCGCTAGTGATGTAGCGATCTCGATACCTGAGCCATGCCCTTAAATCTGCGGACATTTTTGCGCTAAAGTATACATAACGTTGGCATTTGTTTTTTGTATCAACAAGCAAAATCGATTTGTGATTTAAGTCGAGATGTTCAGGCATCAGTGACAAACACTCGCCTACACGCATTCCAGTATCGAGAAGCAATTTTGTAATGATTGCGTTTCGGTAATCATGGAACTTTGAAACATCAAACTGTTTTAAAACCTTGCTGATGTCTTCGGGTGTAAGAGTTTTCTTTGCTTTCCGGTGTACTTTAGGGTTCTCGATTTTTTCGCAGGGGTTCTTTGATATTTCGCGCTCGACACCGTGTAACCAGTTGAAAAATACCTTCAAATTTCTTACATAATTGGCAATTGTTGTTGTACTGATTTGCTGACCGAAATCCGTCCGCTTTTCTGGATAATTTTTGTTCTTGGTGCTTTGATTAACGACCACAGAATACTTGCCCCGCTCCCGCAAATAACGAATGTACTGGCGGATATGGCCTGACTGCACTTTCCGAGCGTCTTCAATCTCAAACGTCTCTTGAAGATATAGGCCGAACAGTTTAAGGGATTGCTCATAGCTTGCTAATGTCTTTTTAGCAAGGTTCCGGCTGGTGCAGTAAAGCATGAAATTGTCAAGCTGGAATTCATAATCTGTCATACAAAAAAACGTCACTCCTCTACTGGTAATTTTGCGAACCAATAGATAAGTGACGTTTATCGATTTGATGACGGGAAGTTAGTCGCCTTTAAACCAACTCATCCAGATGTATTTTGGGGTAATTGGTCGGCTTCCCATTTCCTTAATCCCTTGTCCCGCTTGGCCTACGACACCTTATGCTCGATGCGCAGTTTGTCCGCGACCATCGCGATGAATTCCGAGTTCGTCGGCTTCGACTTCGAGATGTTGATCGTGTAGCCCTTGAGGCGTAAGGGATTTCGGCTATCATCAAATTTTAAATATCAAATATCTATCGGTTTGCAATGGAAAACTTGGTTGGTTAATTTGTTTTCCATTTATATTGTAGCAAAACCGATAGATATGTCAATTGTTACCTTAGAACAAACTCCGTATCCGAATCCTCTGCCATACAAAAACAGACGGGTCATCTATTAATTCCGCCTTTAACTGAATATATCCGTATTGCTGATTACTGTTCGCTTTAATGGTACATGTCGTCCCATCCTGTGCCGTAATCGTCGCAAGCGTAGTACTGCTCATCTGATCGTCGCCATACAATGACCAATTAACCAAATCATCTGTTGATGTTGCCCCTTGATATACTGTTGCAGTATAGGTTTTACTTTGCCCTGCTTTAATCTCGTCAATTGGCATTGTATTTGGCGTCAATGTGATGGTCTTAACTTCCGGCACTTCTTCAACTGTCACAGTCACGCTATCCGTTATAAACTCATTCGTCGCGTTTTGAATGGTTATCGTCGCTATACCCTCTCCAACGCCCGTAACAAGCCCCTGAGCGTCTACAGTGGCAACATCAGGATTTGATGACTCAAATACAACCGGCGCATCATCGGTGCTTGTCCAGGTCAATTGCATTGTCGAACCCACATAAACCGTCGTAGTGTCATTTGCAATATTAACGGGACAAGCATAACCGCCAGCAATTTCATGTTCTACATCGTCCGTTGCAGGGTTAATCTGGTCTTTGTCACAAGTCAAAATGACAATGCCCTGCTTGCTGAACGTATCAATCCCGGTTACTTTAAACGCCTGACCATCCAATAGGAACCTATCACCGATTTTAAGGTCAGAATTTACACAATAATGTGAAAAATAAACATGTATCTCACCATCTGAGAGTGCTAGTACCTGTCCATCTATGACCCCTAAATTTGAAGTTATAATAAATGAATCCAGCGAAAAGAACCGGCATGACGAATTAACGATGATCGAATGGGTTAATCTCCGCATAATGCCTTTGTATTTGTTGTATCGCTTGTCGTTAATGGCGTTAATTATCATATATTTAATGCCATTAAAAATAACAATGTCACCCCGTTGCAGAGGTGACAGCGTTGAGATTTTACGGTCATCGAAATTTTGATTTAGTGTCGTGTTCGTGATTATTGCTTTAACTGGTGTAGCCGCATTAATTGTCACGTCTGAGCCAATTTGATCAAGCAAAAATTGAAAGTCCGTTGTATTTTGATTGTCAAAAAGATTAAACATTCCCTCACCCCTTAAACAACATGAACGTGCTTCCATTGGATGAAGAATCATCATTTGCTGACATCATCCGAAGCGAACGCGATAGCTGGTCAATACGCGATTGAATCCGATCTCCGAAACCGGTAACAGTTTCATCGTCAAATTTATAATCTTTGAATAGTTGTGGCTGGTTGGCTAAAGACTCAAGCAAAGCTAATGCTGTAGCGATGATAGCGCGTTTGTTCGCGTTGGATGTTGGGTTGTATTCTGCGTTTGGTTCAAGGCCGTTTTCCTGTAGGTAAATTTCAAGTTCATTGTCGGGAGAATTAAAACCCTTTGTTTCCATTTTGAGTCGTTCTATATTTGTCATTTTGATTGCTCCTTTATTTGTTGTTTTGGGAATTTTCGAATAAGAAAAACCGCCAAGATTGGCGGTTGTGAAACTTCTCATTTTAGTTTGATGTATTAGATGTATTCTTATTAATGCGATCTAATAACTTAATTACTTCTCCAAATCCTACAAACAATACTCCGCTAATCGAAGATGTAACAATTAGTCCGATACCATAAACCCATCTTAGAGGGTGAGGATCGGGTTCAAAACCGGATGAATTCGGGTCTTTTAGAAGTATACCAACCAGCAATCCAGCAAGTATACCAAGAGTTATTATCACTAATCCAATATTATACAAAACAGTTCCGATTATATTGTCTGAGTTTGTTTTTAAGGGAGTATTTTGATTATCTATTATTGTATCCAATTCAGATGACATTCTTTATCCCCTCTTCCTTTGGGCAATTATAAATGAAATAAAGAAATTAATGATTGTTACCCATCCAAGAATGTTCAAAATGCTAATTATCTTATTTAACATTATTAGTGTATCAATATCACTTGTTTCAAATTGATTAATTGCCATATATAAACTAAGAACACAGCCGCCAATTACTAAAATAGAACCAATTAAAGCGAAAATGGTTGCAATTTTTAGCCGCATTTATTTACCTCCCTTAAAGCAAATCTTAAAACATCCCTTTTGTATCGATATAAAACGAAAATCCCTTACCATTAATAAGCAAGTGGAACAATAGATTCTCAGTACCCGCATCCACTTTTCCTTTTCTAATCGTCCCGGTTACAGTTGTTCCAGCTTTTACGGGGGAAGAGAATTCGTTCTTTTCTCCTATTGTTCCATAGGTTTTATATTCTTTACCCGGAATATTATAATTAGCACCAAGAACGTTTGATCCATAGTTAACCTGAAGATCCTTATCAGAATTATTCACAATCGTCACATTAAAGTCAGTCGAATACTCCCCAAGAGAAACCGAATTAACTGTTACCGAAACATCATCATGAGTAACTGTAATAGGAAGTTTCTTGAACTCAAATCTTGGTTTATCTGTTGTTGTGTTTGTCGATGTGTCTGTTGTACTTGAAGAATTATTTTGATCAACAGTACCTATACTATCCAATGAAACAACACCGCCTTTGTAATCAACCCTATATCCCGTAATAGTTCCAATATCACGCACAGGCAAATATGTCTTGTTGTTAATGACAACTGGTTTTTCTGACAATGTTTTTTCTTGTCCATTTACTACGATTTTTAGGCTAGTTACTGTTGCTGTTAGATTGCTTGCAGCATAAGATACACCACTGAAAAATACGGCCCCACATAGAAACGCAGTAAGTAGTTTAAGTTTTTGGTTCATTATGATTCCTCCATTTTATATATTTTGTTTTATTCATAATTAATTATATTAAAAATCGGAGGAAATGTCTACCTTTTTAAGAGAAATTATATTGAGTTCCTGATATATTAACTGTTCCTGTTGCAGTCAAATTAATATTTCCAGTTATATTTGCCGTCATTCCGCTAGTATTAATTGTAATAGAACCTGATGTTTTATGGGTCATTGTAATATCATTTCCGTTTTGAGTAATTATAAAATTTGTTCCACTATCATGTTCTAACTTAATAATTCCATTACTACAATGTAAAGTAATCCCCAAATCTTTTAGTAATAGTGAACGCTCAAGTCCGGTTGACCGTGCATATGATTTAACTTCCAATCCGTCTGCTGGTTTAGTGATAATAGCTTTACCAGAAAATTGAGAAAACCCATCACCAATACCCATATAAATAGAAGGATAAGCATCAAATCCACTACCTTCAAAAGTAATTATCATTTTTTCCTTTTCATTCATTGAGTATTGCATTACAGGCCAAGCAGTAACTTCAGTAGTCATTAAACCTGTTTGAGAAGAATTAACCCAATACAAAGGTCTTCCATCAGGCAAAGTTACTTGCGTACCGGAACCTTGAACTGTACCAGTTATCCATCTTGCAACATTCTCTTGAATGACAATATAGTTAGACCAATCAGAAAGAGCGGCATTTGTGAGGGTAGATAATCTTCCAGCCGTCAAATCACTAATAAAACCAACATCAGCAGTTACAAACTTTGCGCTTATCAGTTGAGCATCAACTGCCCCTGCACCAACAATGTCAAAATTATTCATATACATTTTCTTATTCTCCGAATCAATTATGACATTGTTATCTCCATCTTTAACTATCAATTTCTTAAATATAGCAGTACCATCAGGCTTTATCCATGTTGGTGCATTCGTAGCATCTTCAGCACCAGCCCAAAATCCCTGCGAAGGATAGATTTTAACGACTCCTCCTTGACCATCACGAAGGATGATGTAACTTCCCTCGATTCCTCCGTCTACAAAGAAACTGTTCGCAATCTGTATATCTTGTGCGTGAACTACACCATCCAAATCAGCCCAAAAAACATCTTTCCAATTTGGATTTTCAGCAGTTCCAATATTCTTTTGTATTACGAACCCTCTAGTTCCACTCATATTTGAGCGATACATATTATCACTTCTTGTGGCTGTGATCCCAGATGTATAATCTATAATGACATCATTAAAGTAGGCACCAAATTGTACTGACGAATATTTGATTGAGTCATTAATAGCATTGACGATGTTTACAACTTCATCGTAATAATTCTTGAATTTTGATATAAATTCATCTCGATCTATAATTGAAGTCTCGTCCATATTAACTAACAAAGGATTAAGATAATTCATAAGATCATTGTAGGCATTCGTAAAATTAGTTGGATTAATACGAATCGAGTTATCTCTTGTGGTGGTGGCATATGCCTGTGCTTGTGCTAGGAGTTTTTGATATTCTGATTTAATCCGTTCTCTTTCTCCAAGTACCTGAAGTTTTTCAATGGCTGTTAATTTCCCATCTGTGATGATATTGTCGAACTTCCCAATATCCATAAATTTTGTATAACTATCAAGCAGAAGTTCGTCAGTATCACTAACTATCTTAAGTCGTTTTGTTGTCATGTCTTCTGAATAAAGCAGACCTTCATTATCAACATAAAATTTGTCTTTATATTCGACGCCATTCCATTGTTGAATTTTAAAGCCTACTTCAGAATTTATGATGATTTTATTGATGATCCTCGCATTAGGATCATCTGAAGCATAACGATTAACGAGAATGCCATATTGGTCAGGATTTTCTTCATATAGACCAATCTTCATGGCTTCGCGGCCAAAACGATCTGTAATAGTAGTCTTTGGGCCTTCGGTCAACCAGATGCCGTCACTGTCTCCGATGGTGACACGCTGGCCTAGGATCAGTTTCCCTAAAACCATTTCAGCAATGAGTCCATCGGCTGTGATGGCTGTCTCGTACCGCAACCCTCCAGATCTGGTCAAACCAAGTGCGCCGTTGGTCAAACGAAGAAATCTTAAAGGATCATTTGGATCAGTAATCGTGATACCCTTACCATCAATAGTTACAGTCTGGTTAACGGCCATATTAATTTGATTAGTAACCTTATCCCAAAAATTCTCAAACAACTGAGAAAACTCGCTAGTATCAACAACGGCCTGACCCCATCTGGATTTATTTAAATCAACGACAGATGTAGTGTTTTTAGCATCGTGCATAAATTTTTCAAGCTGCAAAGCACCAGTTTTTAAATCCTTAAATTGAGCGATAGTTAATTTAACTGTCCCTTGTTCGTAATCAAATTCCATTTCTATTATTTTAGCTTCTACAAGAAGATCAAACATTTCATATTTAATAATTACTTTATCTCCCAAAAACAATTGATTCCAATTTCTTTGCTCATCTAGAACCTCTAAGAAATTAACAATATCAATATCTAATGTAAGCTTAGGGACTTTTAATTCATCAAATCTCTTTTTAGCTTCTTCATATAAATCTGTGTCTTCAATAAATGTATCATCTTGCCAATCATATTCAATAATAAACCGATCTAATTCCATCCATTGTTCCGGCGTAAAATTATTTTCAACAGACAATAAATCTCGTATAGCATCAATATTTTGATCGACAGAATTTATTTGAGAATTTACGCTATCTATCTCCGCTTGTTTGGCATTAATCTGTATTTGCTTATTATCAAAATTATATTTTTCAACAATTTGCTCTTCGTTTCCGCTAGTATTAAATTCATCTTCACTAATATTTGCAACCTGAATAAAAACACCCGTATTACCTGAACCGGAGATGGTTACAGTTAATGTTGTTGTTTGTGGTACATCGGAACCAGTCGAAATTTTTTTTGAGACAACCCAATATCCACTCATCATATACGATGATTGTCCATTGATAGTTAAAGTTTTTCCAACCACATCATCTACTTTAACCAGAACAGCATATTTATATGGATTTTTTAAATTAAATGTCTTTGTAACCGTCGTTCCAGTAAAATTAAACTGTTCAAAAAACATTACACCATCAAATTGTTGTGCTAATTGGATTTGCGTTATAGCGGCTAATTCATTTTTAAAGTCATTTAATTCTGTTGTTTTTTGTGATAAACTTTCCGTTAAAGTATCTCTTTGACTTGCTAAATCTCCAAATTGCCCCTCATTTGCTTCTAATAATTCTTTATAATCAAGCAAAGCATTACATAAACTATCACTCATATGATAACTATGACTAATAATATTTTTGTTTTCATCTCGTTCAAAAGGAAAGAGGAAATATGAAAAATCCTCCAAATACCCCTGACCCGTTGGATTAAGTCTCTGAATACCCAATCCATCTTTCCCTGTTGGTTTAAATCTAGTTGCAATAATTTCAGCATTCGACTCTCTATTTAATGATTTTAGATATTTTTTATAAGAAATAGTCCCAAGACGATTTAAGCCATGTAGTTCAGGTTTAACCAATCTGAATGTGCGATTTACCGTATCCCATTCGATTATTGCATTGTACGTATCAACCACAGTAAAGATAGCTTCTAATAAAGTGTTATCATTGAATTCAAATGAACGATAAGTTAATTCAAAGTCCGCATCTAAATATTCGATTGACCAATTTGCTGTAAGTGACAGTATATCATTTAAAACTTCTCTTGCGTTTTTAGCATCTTCTTTATAACCACTTATTTTTTTATCATTTAGTTCTTGTGGGAGATAAACACATTCAATTTCTTTTGCATCTCCATCTTCACTCGCCACATCAGTAATTTTGCTAATAATATACCATTCTGTTTTATTGCCAATGTCTACTTTTACATGATACCGCTCTCTGATTATGTCCGCATTTCTATT